CGATATGAAGGTGGAAAAGAAACATCACATATCATTCATGCTAAAGATACAGGCAAAGAATCAGGTGCAGAACTTGTTGCATTCGGTCGTAGAATGGGACAGAAGTATGACCAAGATTCTGTCTTGCATCATAACGGTAAAACTGCTAGACTTATTGGCACAAACGAGACAGGATTTCCAGGTAAAGGAAAGTCTGAGAAAGTTGGCGGCAAGTTGAAGTATAATAATCCTGAATCTCCATTTCAAACAGAATTGAGACCGAGTAAGAAGAAAGCGCCTGCAAGATTTACGACGGAGTGAGTGATGAAACTTGGTGATGATGAGTATAAGAAACTCGAAGATGAATATATCAAAGAACAATATAAAATGCAAGAACCAAAACCTAATGGAATGATGGGGCATTGGGGATTCTATGCAGTTAAAAAGCGTGAGTTTAAAGAGAAGATGATTAAGGAAAGTCGTATTGAAAAAATTTAATTACGTACAAAATCTTCCTGAACTCAAATCTCTTGAAACAGAAGAAACTGATGGGCAAAGACTTTACATAACACCGAGTGGTAAAAAGTTTCCATCAGTTACAACTGTTCTTGGATATTCAAAAAGACATGTTATGAATGAATGGAAAGATAGAGTTGGACATGACACGGCCCAGAAAATAAGCACACGAGCATCCATGCGTGGAACAAAATTTCACAACATGGTAGAAAAGTATTTACGAAATGATTTGACATTGTTCGAAGATGTTATGCCTGATATGAAGCAAGCATTCTACGATGCACAATCGACACTTGACAAAATTGATGACATACATTATATTGAAACCAGTCTTTATTCAGAAAGGTTAGGACTTGCTGGACGCACCGACGTTATTGGTCATTACGCTGGTGATTTGTCTATTATTGATTTTAAGACTTCCACTCGACTGAAAAAAGAAGAATGGATTGACAACTACTTTGAACAAGGAACAGCATATGCATTGATGTATGAAGAACTTGTTGGGCAACCGATTAATCAGATAGTGATTATCATTTCGGTTGATGGTGAAACTCAACCTCAAATATTTGTCAAACAACCTAAGGATTATGTGGATAGCCTTATACAAAAAATCCACGATTACAAAAAGGAACACGAACATGTTCGTTGACTTATGGATTCTTTCCCTCTTTAGCATTCTGTTCGGCATCTGTGCTGTATGGAATCATCATCGCGGACGTTCAATGGGAATTGCAGAAACTCTTGTCGCTCTAACAGCGGAAAAGATAATTAAGATTACGTCTGACGGCAGCATTGCATCATATGATAATCCTAAAAATGTTTCTAAGCATGTCGGCATTTATGGGCTTGACAAATAAAATTGGATATGCTATAAATACAATACTATCGATGAAGGAAGTTGAAAGACATTCTGGACGTGGGTGCGATACCCACCGCCTCCACCACAGATACAGAAGTGATGCTGGATAGAAGATTCGAGTCAGCAGGTAATAAATCTTCTTAGCTGTATCTTTGATGGGGGCGAAATAGGATCGACAGGTGTGTAATAGATGACTGGAGATAGTCGGATGGTCGCGTATAGACCAATTAAACTAACCGCAAACGATAACTTTGCAACATTCAAGAATATGCGCTTAGCCGCTTAATCTTGTTGGGTATAGGTTCCACCTAGAAACAGAACGGGCCTACTTTAACACAAACACAAACACTCGGAGTTTATTATGACAAACAAGACACCTTTTGAATTACGTTTCGACCTTCTTAGCCTTGCTCAAGGGATTCTCAACGAAAAAGCATTTGCAGAACGACAACGTTTAGAAAACGACTGGAGTTTTCGACGCGACTTAATGATGGCTGATGCTCACACACAAGGTGATAAAATTTCTGAACTAAAACCAGAACCTTATCCCGTTATGCCAGCTGTTAATGCCGATGAGATTATCGAACTTGCTAAGAAGCTGAATGAATTTGTTTCTAACAGTGGAGATACTAAGAATGCTTAAGAAGATTTTCGTTACCGCTCTTGCAGTTGCAGGGCTTTCACTATTCGCACCACAATCACAAGCCGCAGTAAAACTCGGTGTGTTGACATGTAGTGTTGAAGGTGGCTGGACATATGTTGTTGGTTCCAACAAAGCAATGTCATGTGTTTACACTGATAGAAATGGTCGTGTAAGAACTTATCAGGGACACATTTCAAAGGTTGGTATTGACGTTGGTTATACCGGCACCAAGACAATCGCATGGGCAGTATTCTCTGTAAACAACCATAAGAAGGGTAGTTTGCGTGGAGTATATACTGGTGCTAATGCAGAAGCATCAGCACTCGTCGGAGTTGGCGCGAACGTTCTCGTTGGTGCATCTGATGAAAACTTCATGTTACAGCCATTGAGTGGTCAGGTTCAAACGGGACTGAACCTCGCTCTTGCTGTTCAATCTTTGACACTTCACTGATAAGGAGCGGGGGAACAATCCCCCGCATTTCATTATGCCAACAAAAGATGAAATCACAACATTCTCATTATCTATTGAAACAGTAGCTAGAGAAAAAAATCTGCCTTACATGGATGCTGTTATTCATCATTGTGAGAAAACTGGACTTGAAATCGAACTTGCAGCCAAACTTATATCTGGTGCATTGAAGGCAAAGATTAAGATGGAAGCAGAAGAACTTAACTTTTTACCAAAGCCGAACACAAACAAACTTCCGGTGTAATTATGAAAACCGATAGAATATTCTCAGATGATGAGTCTCTTCGTATCTTTGGCCTGAAAGACTTTGTGAAAGGTAAACTGACCATTTCACCTTTGCCTGAAGGTTTAAGAGAGCAGACAGTCTCATCACATGCAGGTAAAGACCGCTTTGTGATTGCAGGTGGTTGTTTCACATCTATTCTGCTCAATGAAAATGTGAATGACTTTGATTTGTTTTTGCTTGGCTATGATGAGGATCTTCTGAAGGATTCTCATATTGCTAAACAATTGGATGAAAAAGAGAATAGAGAACCTGGAAGATTCTACACATTTGACCATGCGAACTACACAAAAAATCCTAACATACTGAAAACATATCTTGACACTCATTCAAGAATACAGTATATTTTTACCAAGTATAAGACACGTAAGGAACTTGTTGGCCACTTTGACTTTGTGCATTGTGGCATATCATATGATTTGGGTGAAGATAAACTCTATATTACCAGAGAAGCGTATGATGTGAACATGCTAAAAAAACTCATAGTGAGTAAGTCTGCACCGTTCATATCACAATCTCGTATTGAGAAGTTTAAGAGAAGAGGTTTTAATTTTGAGGCTGAGCGCGTATGAAACATTCTGCCTTTACCTTGCTCTGAAAAATCATTTCAGTAAGGATTCTTATAACTACTTCAAATATCAAGGTAAGACAAACATCTCGAAAGAATCTTTTCTGAATCGTAGAGATAAGTTTCAATTCCAAAAACTGTGTCGCATGTATGATGATACAGAAATGCTTGACTTCATGGTTGCTAACTTTCTACATGATGAAAAGATATGGGTAGGCGATTTGCTACAAGACGAAGCTAAAGATAGATATATGGAATATCTGAAAAGAAAGCAATCACTCTCATATCGTTTTGAGAATGAACTTGACTTATTGATAAACTCTGCACATGGTGGACTAAAAGGATTATTCAAACCACAAGATGGGCAATTGCCTGTTGTATCAGGTTATTATTATCAGATTGCAGGAATAGAAACACTATCTCTGCTAGACTATTTCGTAGGATACTTTGACAAATATGATACACAATTCAAAGATGATTATTTGTGGAGTAAACTGCGGATGAAGTGCAAGAAACTTTTACCGTTCATGAACTTTGATAAAAATAAAATCAAAGATATCTTGAAAGATAGAGCAAATGCACATATATAGTATTGACACCGAAAATATAGGTGTTATAATACAAAACATACATTGCAACATACGGAGAATATACAATGTCAAACTTTGCATCACTTAAGAAGTCCTCATCTGACCTTTCTCGTCTTACAAAAGAAATCGAGAAAATCAATTCCCCTGAAAAATCGACTGAACGTGAAGAAGATACTCGCTTCTGGAAACTTGAGCGTGATAAATCTGGTAACGGTTCAGCAATCATTCGTTTTCTTCCTACTGCGGAAGTTGATGGTGATTCTCTTCCATGGGTTCGTTATTTCGACCATGGTTTCAAGGGTCCGACTGGTAAGTGGTATATCGAAAACTCTCTGACGACTCTTAATCAAAAAGACCCTGTTGGTGAGTATAACACTAAGTTGTGGGGTGATGGTTCAATCAAGGACGATTCCTATCGCCGCACAGAACGTAAGCAAGCTCGTGAACAAAAGCGTCGTTTGCATTACATCTCAAATATTCTTGTTATCTCTGATCCAAAGAATCCTGAAAACGAAGGCAAAGTCTTTCTGTTCAAGTATGGTAAGAAAATCTTCGATAAGATTTCTCTTGCTATGAATCCTGAATTTGAAGGCGATAAGCCAGTCAATCCATTTGATTTGTGGAAGGGTGCAAACTTCAAGATTCGCATTCGCACCGTTGATGGTTATCCGAACTACGACCAATCTGTTTGGGATGTTCAGAAGCCACTTGGTGATGATGATGCTGAACTTGAAGCTATTTGGAAGAAAGAATATTCTCTGAAAGAGTTTACTGATCCGAAGAACTTCAAGTCATATGATGCTTTGAAGAAGCGTCTTGATGAAGTTCTTGGCTTTGACAGTCAGATTACGGATTCAGTAACAAGCGGTAAAACAACCACAGATGCTATTCTTGAACGCAATCTCAATGTTGTTCAAAAAGAAAAGTCTGAGGATGTTTTCAAAGCAGCCTCTAAGCGTCAGTCTGTTGATGATGATGAAGATTTGGAATATTTCAAATCACTTGCGGATGACTGATATCATTGCGAGAGAGGCAGAGAGAGGCGGGGTTTTCCCCGCCTTTTTTCATACGCCGTGATTTGTATAGACTGCACCAGTTGGTGATAGATTGTTATAACGTGGCTCCAACTTCGCATCTGCATATGCTTTACGTGCTGTTGTAGGCATCATAGGATGGTCAACAGCGACAACAGACATAGGTCTTTGTGTAACACCAGTCGTTACTGTTGGTTGTGACGGGGCTTCAGATATTGCAACTTCTTTTGGTTTTTCTTGCATTTGATTTTGTTGAGGCATAGACATCTGATAGCTTTGTTGACCAACTTCACTTGCATTGACTCTATGTCTTGGTGTAACTTTTTCAGGTCCAGTTTCTGCAATCAGTTTGTTTGATTGGTCGCCCTTACTTGTTAGTGGCACTGCCATGTGTGGTTGCTCAATCTCACCGCCACCTGCAAAAGCTGTCATTGGGTCAGTATAGAATGAAGGTAGTGTCGATGCTTGTTCTGGTCTTGTAGGGACTAAACTTGCTGTTTGTGTTTCATCTGCTTTCATCTCAGCGGCTTGAACTGTAGTCTGAGCCATTTGTGTTGGACCAGTCATCCCAGTAACAGAAGCGAATAATGCATCTCTATCTTTTTTATCTAGGCCCTTGAGTGCTTCCATATCAGAGAGATATTTTTTACCTTCAGGTGTTGTTTCAAGTATTGTTCTTGATGCATCTGCACCTCTTGCAGTCCTTGAATCATAACCCCATGATGCAGATTTGATATTTGGGTCTTGCTGAATATGCATAGAAGCGGCTGAATCACCAAGAGGGAAACCAATGCGTGAATTTGTTCCAGACTTTTCAGATGCAAGATATGATGCCATTGCCATATCTCTTTTAACTTCATATGGAATACCAGAACCCATCTGAACATTTGTAATCTTGCCGCTTTCATCTTCAATGGCTGCTGCCATATCGATTGAATAATTGGCTGCTCGCCCTGCACCGTGATTGATTGAATGATTGTCGCCACCAGAAACTGGGCGAGGAATATAACCGTTCTTGCGTAAAACTTTAGCGGCTGCATCGGCTGAAAGAAGAGCATCACGCCCAACAAGCCCAGTTTCTGCATCGACGAGCATGTGTTTGTTATTTCTTAATTCTGGGTCAACTTGGTCCCATATTGGGTCATCTTTAGATAATGTTTCACCATATGAGGCTCTCATAGAACCGTAGAAGTCGTCTGCTGTTGCATCTGTAGGTAATGGACCAACTGAAGGTATAGGCTTAACTTGTGTTGCTGTTTGCAAATCTAATTCTGGTGATGCGCTTGCAATCGTTAATATCTCTTCTTCGGTCATAGGTTTGAAACCTTTTGCAGTATCCAAAGATTCGTATTGTAGTCCCAGACGTTTCATATCCCATGTATTTGGTGATAAATTTGGATCACCGATACCAGAACTTCTGAAGTTTTGTAGAGTCAGTTTTTCTTGAAGTGTTCTATCGAACTTGATACTACCCCACTCTTTTTCTGGTATACCCAACGCTTGAAGATTTGCAATAAGAGTGCCGCGCACCATCTGCCCAGTACCAACAGCAGAAGTGCCAACACCACCAGCAACACCATCGGCTCCAGTCAGCTTCGTCATTTTTTTCTGCATTTCAAGAACTTCTGAAACAGTCATTTCTGTAAGAGGTTTCTTGTCTAATCCTAGTGCAGCCTTATATCTTTCACCACCATAAATGATGTTTGGGTCAGTAGAACCTTCGCGCTTTGCAATAAAGTTTAGCGTCTGTCTTTCTCTTGGTGTAAATATGCCATTTGTGTTTTCAACACTCTCTCTGCTATATGTTGCTTTTCTTGTTCCTAACGATGCTGGCGACCTAGGTGCACCTGTTGTATTGATACCTCTCTCACGCAAAAGTCTTTCATCAGAAGGTGATAGCGGTTTTTTCTTTCTATAATTAGCACCCGTTGCAAACTTAGGTTCTGGTTGCCCACCAGCAACTGAACGTTGCCCTGCCATAGCAGACATATCTTGTTTGTAATATGATGGGAAAAGAGATGCTCTCTGACCTGGCGTCAGTGTCATGGAAAGACTATCTAGAATACCACTCTTGACCATAGACTGTCGAACACCAAACGGTATACTCATTATGGTACGATAGTCTATTGTCATACTTCTTGTGTCGGTAGCCATATGTTATTTTCTTCTTTGCGTTGCTTGTTGGTCTCGCAATTTCTCATTCTGTTCTTTAATGTGAGACTTGAGTAAGTCAATATACAAATGTCTTTCCCAAGGTATCATATTTTCCAGTTCGCTCAATGAGTATTTATGGAACTGCATCAGATTAAAGTTTGTCTTATAAAAATTAGGAAGATTATCATGCCCTAAAATTATAAAAAAAAACTAGTAAAGTCCTTATACTTAATCTTATGATTGAAACCACACCTATCGCAAGTCTTTTCTAAATTTACTGCAAATGTCGGTAGATTATCAACCCACTGTTCCAACTTTTCAACCTGTGCAACCGTCAGACTGTCAAAGAACTTCTCGAAATCTTCTTTGGTATAGTCTGAATAAACTTTGTCTTTGTCAAAAATAAAATCAATACATGCATAAATCATCTGCATCTTGCGTTCAAAATTATCTTCAATATCAGCTAAAGCTCGCATCACACCATATTTTGGATACTTGAACTTGACACCAATTGATTCTGTTACCCATATCTTTTCTTGAATATTTTCATTCTTTTCGATATGTGCGTTTGATATATCAACTTCAACGGGAAAAACATGCCCACATTTCTGTCCCTCTGATGTGACGGAATTACATGTGAACTGCAACTCAACAGTTTCACCAATAGATTTTGCTCGAAGTGCAATGAACAGATAGTCCATATCAAAGAAGGCTAAATCGTTTGTATTGATATCGCCATCAACAAAACAGTTATTGATGACTTGTTTTACGGTGCCGATGATTTCTTTTGTGTCGCGTGACTGTGTAGCCATAAGAAGTAGTTTTTCTTCTTTGACTAAAAAGGGGCGTATTCTTGTTGCTTTACCGGTAGAAGGTATTGTGATATCGTATATAGGCGTCGTTACTTGTGGCAGACTCATTTCAAACTCCAATCAATTTTAACATTATTTATCCTTCAGGTGACGCTAATGGAGGTCCACCCGAATTAGGGCTTCTCTCATCAATGCCTTCTCGTATCCAATTTGCATATGTGAATGATACAGATAGTCTATGAAAGTTATCATCAGCCCATGTTACAGGTTGAGGATTAACAAGAACTGGCCATGCTTTCTTGAAAGTAAACACATAGTTTGCACCATATAATTCAACATCAGACAGTGAGTATATTCTGATGGTGCATGAGTAATCATCTCTATAGAAGAAATCATAATTAAAATTAGGATTAATTGTTTCCATCCATGAGTCGAAGATTTCTCTTTCTAAGAAGTTTTCTCTCACCAGAAAAGTCAAATTCAAATCTTCATATGATGTTTGAAACGGTGCCTTAAAATTTGGACCATAATAGCGAAGGTCTGTTGTCATCATACCGCGACCAGGAAACTCAGCCGCTTCGCATAGGAATGTCAAGTCGCGTAGACCGCGCCCATACCCTGAGTTATTCATAATATTATCAGGTCCGTCTGGAATAATCTTTACAGCAAATTTAGCTGTCTTAGCCAAACCATTGAACTGACTTGATACAGCATACAATAATCCCATACTAGGAATTTCAGGTGTATTACCGTAAAAATATCTACTCATGTCTTACCTTTTCTTATTCTGTATGAAGATTTCTAAACCTAGTTTTATTGCTTGGTCCCACTCATCAGCATTAATCTCTATAAACTTGCTTCGAACATGCCCGTAAAGATATCGCTTTATTGCAGGCTTTATGATTCCAGCATTTTTGGTTCTTGATAATAAATCATATGATAATCTGAGTCGAGTCGTTTCATCCATCTTGTTATTAGATGCATACTTTCTCAAATTGTTCAATAAAGCACTTCTAGTGCCGACATCAAGATAATGTAGATTGATACCAAGAAAGCCGTCTGAATATCTTTCTATAGGCAAGACAAGCGGAAACTTATCATAGACTGGTAACTTATCTTTTGTTTTGGGGTCATAGAAAAAGAAATACATGCGCCCTACTGGAGCACGGTCTCTTGCTCTATCTTCATTATTGACTATGTTTCTTCTGATACCAGCCGCAGAGCGAGCTTTACCATAGAACCAGTCTTTTGCTTCATTTTTTTCTTTTGCCATGTTATTATTTATTCAATCCTAGATGGTCCTCTGTAATTAATCTGAACTCCCACCCTCTATCTAAGCAATATTCTTCGGCGGCTTTCCACTTTGCTTGATTTTTGCCCCATGTGAGAACTTCGGTGATATATTGCTTTGTTATTTTCTTTTTCTTTACAGGTTCTTTTGTTTGATGTTTAGGCTTGACTTCCAATATCATTGTCTTAATTCTATCACCGCTTTTCGCTTTGACAATGAAATCTGGAAAATATCGGTGCATTCTGTTATCTTCTGGAGATATATACGGTATGACAACTTCTTCTGAACCCCACTCTAAAACATTTGCATTATCATCAAGCCACTTCATAACACGAAGTTCCCACAAAGAACGATATATAATGTTCGTGGGGTCGCCCTTATATTTCTTAGGATTTTTTGGTGAGAAACGCCCTTTATATGCCATATAATTGTAATGCTCCTAATAATCCATATAAATATATAGAATATTTTGGAGAAGTAAAACAGACATGGCAGATTTCACTCCGTTCGGTAATCCAATTGGTGATTATAATCCTGGTCAAGAGAACTCGACACCAACCGATCAGCCTGCAGCCGAAGGTTCATTTTTCGATAGACTTTTAGGTAAAGTTAGAGAATACACGCCAGAAGTTGCTGATACGATAGGCAGTAATTTAGGTGGTATGTTAACAGACCAGAATATATCTGATAATACTCTTGGGCAATCACGATATGATTTTGGGCGAAATGTATTTCCATCTGATTTAGGTTCAAATGCATCGTTTAATGGGCATTATATGGTCATTAATATTAACGTGCAAGAATCTTCCAACATGACAGGTTTATCTGGTGATTTTGCTTCAACGGTTCTTCCAAATGAATATTCTAAAGTTGATACATTAAGATTCAATCTTGACAGAAATTTCAATTCAGGTTCAAATCAAAGTAACTCTGAATACAGCACTCGATTTTTACGCCCACGTTTTACAAGAAGAATAGCTGAATCAATTGCAATTTATATGCCTAGCGCACAGCTTGAATTTTCTGATGTTCATAAGTTTGAAGAAGTATCTATCACATCTTTCGGCGCACCAGTTGCTAAATTCGTAGCCGTTGGACCTCTTGCTTTTCTTGGTGGATTAGTAGGCGGTGCTGGTGGTGCTGCGGGTGGTGCTGCCCTTGCAGGTAATATTGTTGATGCCACTGGAGCCGCAATAGGTAACGTTGCGAAATTAGGTGGTGCACCAATTAATCCAAAAGTCGAAGTCATATATAGCAATACAGCACAGCGCCAATTTAGATTTGATTTTCTTATGTCACCATCAAATCAAAAAGAATCAGAATCAATTGAATCGATTATTCGTGTATTGAGATTTCATGCCGCACCAGAACTAAGAAACGGTGCTTTCAGTTCATTTTTCTGGATACCACCATCAGAGTTCGATATTACATTCTATAATCGTGGTGCAGAAAATACAAAAATACCTAGAATTAATACCTGCGTCCTTGAACAGGTTGACGTATCATACGCTCCGTCTGGCGCATATTCAACTTTCCATAATGGTTATCCTGTTCAAGTTAGAATGCAACTTACATTCAGAGAAACAGAAGTTCTCCATAAGAAACGTATTACGGATGGATTCTAATATATGTCAAAGTATCTAGATTTATTTCCTAAAGTCCAGTATCAGATTAATCAGAGTTCTACAACAGTCAATAATTATCAGACTGTTACCGACCTTATGTTTCGCATCGGCATCATCAAGTCATATAGGTCAAATCTATTTCAATATGATACGTATGTTGTAAAAGACGGCGAGACACCAGAAATTCTAGCAGATAAGATATATGGTGATGTAGAAGCACATTGGCTTATCTTATTGGCCAATGATGTTGTCGATCCGCAGTATGATTGGCTATTGAGTTATCGTAATTTCAGCAATTATATTATTACAAAATACGGTTCACTAGCCACAGCAAAAACACAAGTTCATCACTATGAGAAAGTCAGACAGACTGTAGATTTATCGACCGGTAAAGTTTCAGAAACAATAGTAGAAATATCAGCCGATGAATATACAAATGGCGGTCTACCCACATCACCCGGCAGTCCTATATTTTCTGGCACAGTAGGTAAATTCACAACAGAAATATATGATTTTTATAAGCGTGTCGTATATGCTTATGATTGGGAAGTTGAAAGAAACGAGAAGAAGAGAAACATAAACATTATTCGCCCAGTATATTGGCCATATATTAAGCAGGAATTTAATGATATGGTCTCAAATGCTACTGGTAATAATGTCAAGAAGCCTGGAATTAGGTCATTGAGACGCTGATATGAGTATGGATAAAAAGACCACGTATTTAACAAATCTGGATGCATTTGTTACGGTTGATGATGCAACAAATGAGGGCATCGATATCAAAGAAGTAACCTTAACCGAAAGTTTACTCACACCTGGTCTACAAACATCCATTATTGTTCAGAGTCAATTCAATACACCATACCTAAAAAATCTCAATAATTTTTACGGCAAAGATGTTTACATAGAAGCGGAAAGACCTATTATTCGTATGTTCAGTAAAGAACAACTGAAACATAAATTCAAAACTAATCAGATTATTTACCGTCTTTCCAATCGCAGAAGATTAAATAACGCTGTTGAAGAGTTTCAATTGGATGCGTGTGATATTACATTATTGAGAGATGCCAAGTCTTATTTTTCTAAATCATGGTCTTGTGTGCCACCATCAGAAGTTGTTAAAGACGTAATGAATGAATGTCTGAAACCACTAAAGATGGAAATAGAAGATGCTCAGCCAAACCGTGATTATATTGCTGAAAATCTCCATCCATTTCAAATCATTACTCAGCAAGCAAATATGGGGTTGTCCATACAAAACGACCCATCTTTCATGCATTATATGACATACCAAGACTTTGATGGTAATGATATACCGACACATAATTTCAAGTCATTATCCACACTGGGTAGACAGAGTCCGTTTATGGAGTTTGTTTATTCTGGTAAAGTCAGTATCGATATCAACTATGCATCTCCATTTGATATTCTTGATTATTCTTTTCCTTGTGATTTTGATTTATTATCTGATATATTAAATGGGTATGATGAAGAAGGTAATGAGAGAAGCGGGCTTATTGTATTTAATAAATTGACAGGTGCAATATCAATATATGGTGAATTGGAAGATTGTGGTGCAACAGACCAATCAGCCGCAACAAATATCGGTTCTGAAGATTTACAAAATTCATGTAATGTGCCTGTAGATAAGTATCTGAGAAAAAGACCGGCTCGTATGGCATTGATTGAACAGGACAAGATTACACTTCGATTAACTGTTCCTTTTAGTCCAATGCTCAATGTAGGTAAAGTTATTCGTGTCAAGATACCCAATGTCGGTACAGCATTTAATGGTGGCACAGCAGATGATAATTATGGTAGTGGTGAATATTTGATTGTTAATATGACTCATAATATAAAACTAGGTGGCATGGGCGTAACAATAATGGATTGCGTAGCTCAATCAATAGCGGCAGGCAGTTAATAATGGCAAGTATACCTTCAGAATCAGCAAAATCGTATATTGGAATCATTGTCGATAATGAAGATCCAAATAATCTTGGCGGGCATAAAGTATTTTGCCCTGAAATTCATGGTAAGAATGTTAAAGTAGAACATCTTCCATGGGTTCGATATCAGCTACCAGCCGGCGGTGGTGCGGGTTCAGTCAATTATGGTGTGTTGGATAAAGGGCAACTCGTTACATTTACAAAGAGTCGCGGTGAAGGTGGTACTGGTTTTGGTACTATCACTGGTATATTACAGACACAGCAGAAATCTAATCCAAGTATGCCTGGTAATATATCATTAATTGATGCATATCCTCAAATTAAAAATGCAATCAATGCAAC